CCCCCAGCATGATCACACAATGCCTCATCTGTTAGGCAGACTTTTTGATCTTGGTGGCCGACGGTGTCTCAGTGCGAGACCTATCCGACGACGACGATGCCCGGCTCGCTGCCTGGCGTCGCGTCATCGGTGACCGCATCCGCGACGAGCGGTTACGGCAGAACCAGACTCAAGAGGCGCTGTACCTCGCGGCTGGCATCGCCCGGTACACCCTCCAGCGCGCGGAAGCCGGAGCCGACGTGCAGGTCTCGACGCTGCAACGCATCGCCCAGGCCCTCGACGTTCCGCTGTCCGACCTGGTCCGCTAGCCCGTCACCTGCATGCCTCGCGCGAGTTGGTGCAGCGCCCGGCTGTCCGTGCAGTACACGTTCCGGGAGCAGCGGCCGCACGTCTCGTCGTGGAGGTCGGCGACGCGCGCGGCCTCGCGGCGTATGCACGGGCGGCAAGCGCGGGGGAACCACTGCTCAAGGCAGCCGACCATGACCCGCAGGCGTGGCCCCAGCGGGGTGCCGGCGTCCGTGCCGAACTGCACTGCACACCAGGGACACGCGGTCCCGCCGATCTGAGCCGAGGTCAGGCCCGAGGCCTTCGGCATGGGCAGCATCTCGACCGGGTTGAGGAAGCCAGGGTGCACGGCTAGCGCCCCGGGTGAGGGTGCTTGCGGATCTCGACGTTGCAGTCCGACAGCTTCGAGTACTCGCCGAGCGCCTGCGCTTCGATGCGCTGGCGGGCGAGGGCCTCGCATACGTCGCAGTCCTTGGCTGGTGCGGGCGCCATCAGATCTGCCAGGTCAGGTACCGGTTCTGTTGCTGCCATGCCCGTCTCCACGGTCGCGGTGATCTGCCTCACACACGCGACCGTAGAAGGGAGTCAACAGCGGCAGGGGCACAGTTTGTGCCCCCTCGCTCAAGCAGCCAGCAGCCCCAGTTTCACCGCGAGTTCCGACGCGCGGCGCCTGCGGTCCGGGCTCTTCGCCTCGGCTTCCTCCAGCACGATCCGCTTGGCGTACCCGTTGTATCGGATCGTCTCCGGCGCAGCCTCGTGCGCCTGCGCGAGGGTGGCCAGGGCGACGTCCGGCTGTCCGTCGAGCTGGTAGCCGCGGGCCTCCTCGATCCTGTGTCGGGCCCGCCGCGGCCGGGACGGGATCACCACGGCGTCAGCCGCCGCAGCCTGCCGCACCGACTCCCCGCCCTGGTGCAGTTCGACCGCCACCGTGACCGCGTGCGCGCCCATGATGGCCCGCGAGAACGACGTGATCGGGTGGTAGTAGTCCGCCGGCAGACGTGCAGCCATCTCCCGGGCCTGGTCCCAATACCGCCACGCCGTGCCCGTTTCGCCCCGGCGCGCCGCCGTGTACCCGGCCTCGAAGGTGAGGGCCCCGGTGATGGCGAGGACATCGTCTGCGGCGTCGGGCAGAAGAGGTTCGAGGAAGGCGAGGGTCTGGAGGTTGACCTCGTCGGCCGCGTCGTAGTGCGCGGGCCCGCCATCGCGGTGCGCCTGCGCCGCCAGCCATGCGGCGACGCCGATGGCGTGCGGGTCCTCGGACTCCTGGGCGGCAATGAGGCCGCGCTCGGCGACGCGCCACAGCAGGGCGGCGTCCGGCTGGTAGGCGACGAAGAACTGTGCGAGGGAGTACACCTCGGCGAGGACCGCGTGCGCCGTCCGCCGGTCCGCCCCGGTCTCAGCCTGCCGGACCGCAGCCTGAGCATCGCGGATCAGGTCGGGCAGCAGGGCGCCCACGACATCGCGGTGGTTCGGTGCCGAGTGGCGAGCCGCCCATGCACGGGCGAGCCGCGCGCGGAGGTGCGCGGCTGGCGGCGCCTCGCGGCGGGCGCCAAGGGGGAACGCGTCGACCGCCGCCTTCACTTCGGGCAGGCGCGCATGGCCAGGGCCAGCGAACAGGGCGGTGTGCACGGACTGATCCCCCGTGAGATCGGACAGGTCCCGGACCCGGAGGATCTCAGCGAGCCGCAGCACGATCTCCAGCTTCGGCGTCTTCAGCCGACCCGTCTCCACGCCCTTGACCCAGGACCCGGACCGTCCGGCGAGGCCGCCGAGTTGGTCGCGGGTGAGGCCTCGGCGGGTACGGAGGATTTGCAGTCTCTGGCCGAACACCAACGGATCGGCATACGGGTCCGGGGTAGCATCAGATGGCACGGTCTCGCCCCTCTCTGAACAGCTCGTCACTGCCAGGGTATGGGGCGAGGCCATTTCTATGTGAGGCGTCCGAACACGCCGAAAGCGGCCCCGCCCTCCGAAGAGGGCGGGGCCGCGGTCATACGCCGGTCCGGTTGTACTCGTCCACGCGCTCGGGCGGCGCTGGCGGTTCTATGCCGTGGCTGCGCATCTGCGTTGTCAGCTCGCCCACGTATCCGGCGAACGCCCGCACGAGAGACTTCAGCGAGCGCTGCTCGGTGCGCATCTCGCTGAGTTCTTCCTGCATGTCGTCCCGGATCGCCTTGAACGCCTCCAAGTCTGCCTGCCGCTGGTTCGGCTCGACCTGCACACGCGCTGCCGCCCGAGTCGCCTCCGCCGTAGCCGCTGCCGCACGCGTTGTTGCCCGCGCCGCGAACGCGCCAGCAACCACCATGCCGACCGTACCGAGCACGGCCACAATGCCCGCCCATAGGGTCACGGTGCCCCGCCTTTCCGGGCGGGTCTCGGCGCGTGGGGGACCGAATGCTCGGGCACCGTGGCCGCCCACAGGATGACCCCGACGTGCGAGGTGAGATACCAGAGTGCGACGTAGGCGCCGCGCGAGTAGGTGCCGCTGACCACAGCGGCCGCGTAGGCGACAGCCCACACGATGGGGGGAGGCAGCGCTGCCAGGAAGCCCAGTCCGTCACGTCCGACCCGCAGGAACGCGGACCCCGTAGTGATGAGGCCGCACACGATCCACAGCCATGCCCAATGGCGCAGCGAGCAGAGGTTCGTAAGGAGCTCCAGGCCGTGGGCGTCCGGTGGGTCGAAGAGGAAGGACAGGCCCCATGAGGTTTTGCCGACGCCGAGGATCAGCAGGAAGATGCCGCGGCGGCCCAGCAGCCGCCGGACCGCCGTGCACATCAGACGCCCTTGGCCAGGCTCGCACTGTTCTTCGAGCCGAACGCGCGGGCCACCATGCCCTTCAGCAGGCTGGCCGCAGCGGCGATGCCGGCCGTGGCCACGGTCTGCCAGAAGCTGGCGTGGAACATGTCGGCGGGGCCTGCCGCGATGGCGACACCGGCCGCCGCGACGACGCCCGTCGCGAGGGTCCGCTCGGCGAGATCCTTGGCGTAGGTGCCTGCGGTCTTGATGACGGTGTCGGCTTCTCCGGGCAGGGTGAACTCAGGCATGTTGGGTCCTCACTTCGATTCGAGGGCGGCGATCCGCGCGCCCTGTGTGGCAACGGCCTTCTCCAGGGCGGAGAGCCGGTCCTCCGTGGTCGGTGTCGGCTTGGGGGCCGGACCGGGGAGAGGGGCGGGGAGGGTGATCGGCGGGGACCACTTCGCCGGGTGCGCCAGCCGCTGCTCGACGTCCGTCCGGAACTGCTTGCCGGTGAACGCGAACTTCCCGCGGGTGCCGTATCCCTCGACCGGGCCGAGCGGGTCGACCTTGCCCTCGATCGAGGTCTCCTTGTGACAGCCGCATGATTCCTCTGACCAGCCGTACTCCCGGCAGATCGCGGCGTTGATCCGTACCCACGCGTCGTACTGCGCCCGCGTGTAGGCGTCGGTGCCGTTGCCCAGGTTCTCCGTCTCGATGCCGTAGGCCACGTCGTTGCCGTCGATCGTGCCCGTGCTCTTGGCCGGCGCCGGGTGCGTGGACTCCTCGTCGAGGAACGACTCGTAGGCGTTGCGCGCCATCAGCCCCGCGTGGTTCGCCCGGCCTGCACTGCACAGCGTGGCCAGGCCGGACTTCGCCAGGTGGATGTGAGCGAGCGGTGCGGGCAGGCCGGGGACGCCGTTCTTGGCGACGACGGCGAGCGAGTCCCTCCCTGCGGTGTGGTGGTTGAGGATCATGTGGACCGGGCCGAACGGCTTGCCGGTCTCGTCGTCCCGCTCGTGGGTGCGCCAGTCCGGGTACTCGGCGACCTTGACGCCCTCGGCCTTGAGTATCGCGATTAGCCGGTCCGGGGTCAGCGGTATGCCCATGGGATCTCCAGACATGAGAAAGGCCCCGGCCTGGAGGCTCGGGGCGGCAGGTGCGGGGTGGGTCAGGTCGCGGATTCGTAGACGAACGTGAGGCGGACCTGGGCGCCGGACGCGAGCGTCTCGGGCCTGGTCGCCGTCATGAAATCGATCTTCGTGTTGGTGCCGCTGATCGACATGAACGCGGAACAGTTGCTCGCGTTCGGGGAGATGACGATCTCTCCGGACCACCGGTCAACGCCGAGCAGATGCGCGGTGCCGACGATGGATGCACCCGCGTTGGCCGCGGTGAACGGGATCGACCAGTTGTAGTTGCCGGTGCCGTAGGTGCTCGTCGAGCCGCTGGTCATGTTGATGTGGCAGACGACCGTGCGGCCGATCTTCATATACCGGCCGATGATCGTCCCGTTGCCCAGGGCGGGCGCGGTACCGCTCGATGTCCACGTCGGGGTGTACGACGTCCACGCGGCGAACATGCTGTTGAACTGGTCTCGGATCTCCTGGTTCATGATCGCGGCGGAGACCACCTCGCCGACGACCCAGGTACGCGGGGTGAACGTCATGCCGGCTCATCCTCCGGTCCCGGCTCGGGCCCCGGGTCCGGCGGTCGGTGCGGGTTGGTGGGGTCGTCGTCGTGCCACCAGTTCCGCAGGCCGGGCTTGAGCCCCATGAGGCTGGCCTCGACGGCAGCTGGGTCGGCGGGGAAGACGAGCGGGAACCATCCCCACTGGCACTCGGTGCACGCATACCTGGGGTCGGTGGGCGAGACGATCGCCGCCGACCCGCACGACGAGCAGTCGGCGATCCACCGGTTCTGGTTGATGCGGGCGAAGGCGAGGTCCTCGACGTCGCCCTCCGGCGGGACGAGGCGGCGGCTGGTCCGGTACTCCATCCATCGCCAGACCAGTTCGGCAGCGGGTACATCGGCCCACACGTCGGCGGGCTCGCGCGGCGGCGGCAGGTAGTAAGTCTCTGCCCTGACCACAGCGATCGGCATGCGGGCTCCTAGTAGGCGAGGCGGGTGGTGGAGTCGAGGACGCCGTAGGTCGAGTCGCCCAGGACCCAGACGCTGTCGGTGGCCGACGCCGAGGTGTGGAACTGGATGACGTGCGACTGCTCTTTGAGCGTCTCGGTGTATCCCTCGACGGTGGCGCGGACGCTCGACGTCGGGGCCTGGGAGGGCATGCTGGTGACGGTGAAGTACGAGCTGATCTCGGCGTCGAGGATGTCCCGGTAGGCGGCCAGCGTGTACGCCTCGATGACCACCTCGCGCATCTCCGGCTGTGGGTTGGCGTACCGGGACACCAGCCAGTACGCCGCGTCGAGCACGCTGTTGTCGGAGGTCTTGATGACGTCGAGCTGCTGCGGGTACTCGCCGAACGCCTGGATGCTGGCGGGCGCGGTGACCTTCTGCGTGGCGCCGCCGGGTCGCGAGGCTTCGACGGAGTTGACCAGCTTCTGGTCGTCGTCCGCGTAGTTGGCGCCTGGCTCCAGGTCGGCGTAAGGGATCGTGAAGACTTCGCTGGACGGGTCCGGGTTGTAGCGCAGGTCGCGGGACTGGTAGGCCAGGCCGTAATAGTCCCGCTCGGCGTACAACTTCCCGGACTCCGTGGACTCGACCTCCCTCATCCGCGCCACCACACCGGTGCCGCCCGGTCCTTGCGAGGCGATCGCGTCGTGGGTGCTGCCCAGGATCGTCACCGACGGGATGCCCGCGTACCGGGCCAGCCGCGCCATGCGGACGTCGGCGTCTTCGCCGGAGAAGCCGGTCGTGGCTGCCTGGTAGTGGGACGGGGAGATCGTCGCTCCGATGCTGCCGTTGACCGAGGTGACGGCCACGTGCGCGATCTGCCCATTGAAGAGCCTGGCCCCGCGGTATCCGCCGATGTGCATGGAGCGCAGGCTGACCATGTCGACGACGCTGCTGGTGAAACTGGAGGCCACGCCGTCGACGTACAACTGCTTGGTGGGGTAGCCGTCGTGGACGATGTGGTGCCAGTTCCCGTCCGTGACGCTGGCGCCGCCCGAGGTGTAGACGGTGAGCGTGCCG